ATTCTCTTTTTGCCGCCGCCCTTGCCATGACGGCAGCCTCCTCTCTCGTGACAAACGCCATGGGCCGGGAGCCGTCGGTCAGCTCCATCGCTTTTGCATCCTCCAGATACTCCGGCATACTGGCCGGCAGCTCCGCTCGCTCGGCCAGATAGCGGTCCATGTACCTTTTCCATTCTTCATAGGTCACGGGCTCCTCCTCCTTTTTTCTAAGGTCATACAGGTCTATCAGCGCAGACACCACGCCTTCCGCCGCCTGCTCCGCAAACTCCTCTGTCAGGATGATTGGAGTGTCTGTGGTGCTGTCCATGAATCCAAACTCCACCAGCACAGCCGGCATCCTTGTGTTCCGCAGCACATAGAGGCTGGCCCGCGCCATGGGATTGGCCCGGTTTCCTCGGAGCCCCGTAGCGGCCACCACGGCCTCGTACACGGCCTTCTGGACCACTATGGACTGCTCCTGTGCTACGGGAGCCACATAGACCACACAGCCCCCGCCAGAGCCGCCGTGGATGCCCGCATTGTGATGGAAGGACAGATACAGGTCCGCATCCGCTTGGTTGGCCAGCGCCACCCTTTTGGATAGGGAGATCTCCTTCTCCCCGGTCACGTCATCCACCCGCATGGTAGCGCAACGATAGCCTCTCAGGCGCTCCTGCACCTTGTCAGCAATTCGGCTGTTCAGGACCCACTCCCGGGTCTCCCCGGGGTCGATGCTTTTCAAGCACCGTTTCCCCGGGGTATCTATGTAGTGGCCCGCATCAATAGCAAAGAGTGGGTTACTCATGCTCCTGCTCCGCCTGCTCGGCGGCCTCTTTGTCAGCCTGGATGCCAGCCTCAACGGCGGCCTCAAACGCCTCCTTGTCAGGGAAGGCGGCGGCCAGCTCCTGGCCGTGGCGGCCAGTAAACTCACGAATCTCCTTGGCCTCCTCATGGGTAATCTCAGGGTGCTTCTCCCGGAGCATAGGCATGCCTACGGTAGCCAAATCGGGGGCGTCGTTCTTCTCAGTGATTTCGTACAGTTCATAGAGTAGTTCGGTGTTCATAGTTCAATCTCCTTTGTAGTCAAAAATATGTTGTTATTCCTTCATCTGCTTGATGGCCTGGTTGACGCCAGTTGCCGCCAGACCGCTTACGATGCCCACGGCAACGGCGGTCAGCGGGTCCGTGGCCGGGAAATCCTGGAGGCCGGTATACAGCGCCGCCACGCCAAGAACACCGCCACACAGGCCCACGATAGCCGGGATGTACTTGTTATCCAGGCCGGACGATTTGACAATTAGTCCCACCAGATAACAGATGACGGTAATGGCCGCCACACTCGCAATGCCAAAATCCATATTTTCACCCCCTCTCAAAGACCTATCTTGTCTAACAGAAAGGCCATAACCGCTGTAATAACCGCCGCAATTACGGCCCAACTTATTTTGCCTTTCAGATCTTTCCAGGTTCGTCCAGGCTCTGCCTGAATGTCTGACAATCCCTTGGACAGTGTGCCCACTTTACCTGTCAGGTCCTCCAGCTTCTCGAGTATCGTTGTATACTGCTGGCCCTGCTCTGCACGGGCGATCTCAAGCTCCCGGATTCTGTTGAAAAACTCCTTGTGCGTCTGCCGGGACTGTTCCTTCCATTCGCTCATCTGCTTTTCCAGCATATTAGCTTTCTGGATGCCAAGGCAATCCCGCCGTGGGTCTAAGATACATTTTTCATCTGCCATTTAGATCTCCTTCCAGGCCTCTCTTAGCCCATTCCGCCGCCACCAGAGCCTCCGATGGCTTCTCCTTCTCCGATTACTTTGAATAGGCCGTTACTAGCTCCAATACTTCCAACATTGATTTTTTCTATGCCGGAACTCCTTTGGAGATTTCCATTGATAAATATTGGAGAGCCAACAAACACTTCTATCGTCCCTGATTGAGCATTCGTGGTATTGTCGATTTCAAAGGTCCCAGTTTCAGATTCCGTCATATAGTATATAACTACACTAGAGTATCTAATATTTACCTTTTCTGGCAATGTTCCCCCACCTTGTATCACTGGGTTCATTATCATACTGTAATCACCCCATCTCCAGATACATATACCAAATTGGTCGTATGGCCACTCCGAGTGTATACCTCCGAATTTGCAACCACTTCTAACGCTCCGCTTAATGCGTCTTGTCTTACATCTCCTATCATTAGTGGAAGGATAAAAGAGTTTTTAGCTACTGATATAGTAAATTCTGTAGAGTTAAGTGGGGCATAGCCTTTTGTTCCGTCCGAAGTAACATAATGTATACCATAATCAGGGCTTGATATTGTATCATGGCTTTTTATAGTAACTGTAGCAGTTTCTCCGCCGCCCTGTACCACAGGATTCAGTATCATACCATTGCCTCCGAAATTTTAACTTTTTTTCGTTGCAATCGAGAATAGTTACATATTCATAGCGATGACATAAACCTCGCCATCAATTATTTGAGTATTAACAGTTACGGTAAGATAAAATTGCTCATCACTTGTGACAAGATAAGGTGGAGGTTGAGCGGTCAGACCTTTCAGGGAATCAACAAGTTTAAACCCATCGATATTATGTGGAGATACGACCCAGTCCGAAAAATCCATGCCTTCTTCAGCGAAATAAGGCCCATGCACAACGGAGCCTGACCCATTCTGAAAAGTAAACTCAAGCAATTTCGGAAACGGCTTGGCAGGGCAACTAAAAATCATGTCCTTACCTCCTGAATTACCACATAAACCTGCACATCTTCTGTCGGCACCGTCTGCGCCTTGAATGTCAATTTGTTGGCCGCCTGTCCCGTGCAGGATATCCCAGCGGCAGAATACACCGCTTGGTCCGCAATCGTCGGCATTGGCTGAATCAACTGTTTACTCTCATCCGCAAGTACGCCCGGAACTGTAACACTCTGGGTGTTGTTGGACCAGGCGGAGAGGGGGAGGGTAACCAGGGTGGATTTTGGTCTGATTTCCGTTTTTACATCTTCCATCGTAGGTAGGTAAGCGTCATTTTCTACAAGGCCAGTTCTAAGCGCACATCCGACGTTATAAAAAACCACACCTCCGCAGTTTACCCGTTGAATAACGCCAGATTCTCCGGATACCGCATCAAACTCCCCTGGGTTTGCAAACATATATGCCGTATCATGATTACTAGAAATCCCGATCAGCGGTAACTTCTCAAGGCCCACAAAATCTCCATTCACAGCTAACTGCACTCTGGGATCTGTGCCTCCGTCTACCGGATCAGGGGACTCAACTACCTCCAGCACCAACTCCCCAGTCATAGTCCCCCCGCTCAACTGGAGATACCTCTGGTCGGCCTGTTCCTGGGTCATGCCAGATTGTGGTGCATCCTGTGGCACGGCGTTACCCCCGCTGTCAAAGCCAACCACCTGACCCTGGGTGCCGGTGAGTTTATCCTGCTTCTCATTCGCCAGGGCAGCGGCCGCAGTGGGGAGGGAATCACTACCGGCCCCAACCGTCACGCCGGTATCACTAATAGTTTTCAGTGTGTCATTCACATTCTTCTTGATGCGGTCAATTTCGCTCTGTACGCTCATGCCGCACCTCCTCAGATGGCCGCAAGGGCTTCCTCAATGTCACTGGTCAAGCTCACGCTGCCCCCGGAGGTGTACCCGGCAGGCACAGAATAGGAGGTCGTGGTCAGGCCATCGATGGTGCCGGAAACAGCGCCGTTATTCGCCATGGAGCCGGATACCAATGTGCCTTTCGCATCTACGATCTTCTTACCAGTCAGCACATCAGCCGCAGCAGCCGTTACTCCGCTTACGTCCTGATATGCGGCTGGAATGGCTCCAACGGTAACCTTAGACAGCACTTTTCCTGTGGTTGGCGCAATCGTCTGGGCGGACTTACTGGGGGTTGCGGTCTTTTCTTCCAGCGTGATAGATACTGTTCCAGCTCCGTCATGGTGTCCGGACGGAATCGTATAGGATGGAGCCGCAACGGTCAGCGTTTGGGTAACTGCCCCATTATCTGGCATCGTACCTGTGACCTTGCTGCCGCCAACATAGGCAGTTTCCCCATCGAGGATTTGTCCAGCCTCTGCGGTGGCGTCTGTTGTGTCTACAAACTCCTCCGGGATAGCTCCCACGGTGACGGAGGAAAGCACCTTGCCCTCTGTTGCCTCTACAGTCTGCTCGGACTTTGTAGGCGTGACGGTTTTCGTCTCTGGGACAATCTGCACCTTACCAGTACCAGCATGGTACCCCTTGGGGATGGTGTATGACGGTTCCTCCACTGTAAGTGTTTTATTTGCGGCCCCATTGTTTGGCATGGTGCCGGTAGAAACCTTACCCGTCTTATCTACAAATACCTTTCCAGTCAGCACGTCAGCCACAGTGGTGGTCACAGCAGACACATCCTGGTAACTATCGGGAATCGGAGCTACCGTCACATCAGACAGTCCGTAATAACCGGGGTCTGGAGTCACGTTCTGCTGAACCTTGGTAGGCGTAACACTCTTGCTCTGGAGGTTATAGTTTCCGCCCCCGGCCACACCGGACACCGTACCACTTCCGTTGTGGTAGCCCTTCGGGATAGTGTAGGTGTCACCCTCCTGGACTTGCGCCGATACAGCGCCCCGGTTTTCAATACCCTCAATCTCTGTCGCCAGCTTGTCCAATGTGTCAACGCTCGTGCCAATACCAAGCTCTACCGCTTTCGCACGGATCGTATTTCTTGCGGTTTGGATGCGGCTGATTTCAGTTGCTACGCTCATTTTTTACCACCTTTCAAATCGTCCCTAAAAGGATCTCGATATTTCCAACAGTATCCTGCACCGCCGCCGCAGTAATGGGAAGGGTGTTGTCCCCCTCAAAGTCGCTCACCGCATTTACAGAGAGCGTATTCGTTTCCCTGTCCAGCAGTAGGCCGTGTCCAATCCTATAGCCACCACCGCCGCCCTCTGGTAATGGTATATCTGATTCCTCATATTCCCCGGAATCCGGGTTAAAAATGAGCCATGTCCCGTTTGTGCCGGGTTTTGGAGGATTATTGTTAATGTCTGTCAGACGGTCCTCCATCTGCTCAAACTCGGAGGGCATGGGCGGTGGGAATGCGTCTACCGCATTGATGCTATTAAACACCGTGGCATAAAACAGGTTGCTGTGCCGCACCAGGTCGCCCAGAGTCCCCCGAACCTGCATGGCGTATGTACCGTCATCCGCCAGCATGGAGGCGGTAAGCAGAGCGCTGTACACTTCCCCATCACGGGAAAGCTGGATGATGTTCTTCTGCCCATCCTTCTCCACATCAACCTTTAAGTCCCACCCTTCCGGCAGGTCAGTGGATATTTCCAGAGACGTGACCTCATTATCGCCCTCAAATCCAAGTGAAAAACCGGGTGGCGTACAGATATTCCAATCGGTCATGTAAATCATACGCCCACCTCCTGTGTCATAGCGGCCACCTTATCCAGAAGTGCGTCTATCTCTTCCCCACTGTATTTGCTGGTGTAGTAGCTTGTGGGTGTTTCCTCCGCAAGCGCCTGTAACTCCATGGTAGAAATCCTCTGTTCCAGGGCGGACAGCCTCTCTTCTATTGTCATGGTATCTCACCTCACACGACGAATCTTCGGCCCAGCTTGTCCAGAATAAAGCGGCCAGTGCGGTCCATCACGGGGCCTGATTCAATCTTTTTCTGTGCGCCATAGTAGAGGATGATGCATCCGTCCCCACCAGCTCCTCCAGCGCCTCCAGCACCGCCACTACCAGAATAGTTATCGTAGGTTTTAACGTGCGCTGAAAAATTTATTTTTCTTGTACTGGACGGAGCAGATGTTATTTTGATAGATGCATTATTTCGGACCGTAAGGTTATAGTTGCCAGCGGCCCCTCCGCCGCCTCCACCGCCGCCTCCATCGCCGCCGCATCCATACAATGCGGCTGATGCTCCGTCAGCGCCTTTTCCACCAGACCCGGCCTTTGAAGGTATGAAAGTTCCTGTTCCGCTAGGTTCTCTGACTGAAAGATTAAAACTCGGTGCGGTTGAAGAAGACCCAGCGGTTCCATTGTTTGCGCCAGAAGGACCTCCAGCACCACCGCCACCTGAACCGGACGAAGAAACAGAGGCGTTTACGGAATAAGTCGATGTGTAGTTCGCATACGATCCGCCGTCACTTCCATTTTTTTGGTTGCTGTAAGAAGGCCTGCCAGTACCGCCAGCTATTTCTCCAGCGTCCCCGCCATTATTTCCGGCGGTTCCTCCGTCTGCCCCATCAGACCCAGGCAAACCAGATTTTGCGTAAGTTATTCCTGTTACGATATCTGTATACCCAGCGGACTCCGCCGATCCAGACGCGGAAGACTCTTCTCCAAAAACAGTATCCTCTCCACTAGATCCATTGGACTGACCGCCAGAGCCACAAATATAGGAGATAGTTTCTCCCGCTGAAACCTCGATTGTCTTTTGATAAACCTTTCCGGGAGATCCGGCGCTTCCTCCCGTACCACCAGTGCCCGCTTCTGTTGTGCTTCCAGTTGCCGTGATGCTAGCGTTCCCGGTTTTCGTTTGTCCAGCGGAATCAGATGTATAAATGGAAATAGTTTGTGTGTCATATTTGTCGGTTCCAAATCCACCATAAAAATCGCCTGTACCATCATTCCCATTCCCACCGGCTCCGCCGCCTCCAATCAAGACCACTACTACCTGTGTAACGCCCTCCGGGACTGTCCAGGTTCCAGAGCCTGTCAGCACTTCATGCTCATCATATGTTACTACCTGCTCGAATTTCGGCGGCACAAATCCAACCAGCAACGTTTCATCCGCTTTCAACGTGTTGGACAGGTTGATGTCAGCGGATTCTAGGCAGGCGGTGACTCCCGTTTTGTCATAAGGATGCCATGTCGCAACACGGTTACCCGGCACCTCTCCTTGGTATACAATAGGAGCCTGTATTGTTTCGGTCCATTGGAAATAATTAGCCAGCCGCTCCGCTACCGCCGTTGAATTTACCAGACTAACCAGTGTTGCGTCCTTCACCGTTTTAATGTTAGGCTCTGCCGCCTCAGATACATCCCTTACCACCTCTCTGGTATTATGGATATACGCCCTCCCTTTCAGCGTGCCAGAGCCGCCAGAAACCTTTGCGTAGTTGGCCCCGCTCTCCAAGATAGAGAAGCCATCAGCAATTAACTCATACATCGGGCTATTAAATGTGATAATATCCCCTTGCTGGGCAGTTCCTTCAAACAGCTTGGTTTCCTCTCCGCCCTCCACATATTGGTGCTCTGTGACTACCACCTGGGTTACAGCGGAATCATACTTAACGGACGGTCCCTCGTACATCTGGTTCTGCGTCAACTCACCGGATATCCCATCCCATAAGCTTTCTATACGCAGCACCCCGCCTAAATCAGTCTTTATCACGGCTCCTATGGCAAACAGCACCTGTGCCAAATTATCCCTAGGCGATGCAATGGGCAGCCACCCATACAGCTTGATTTCCGTCAGATTGGTTTTGATTTCATAGGGCACGGTCCCGCAGATATCTGGGAGGATTTCGGCAACTGTCTGACCCGTGTATATCCCGCCGTAGTGCTTTCCTTCAGCCAAAATGCCCAAGGCGGAAACAGCCGAAAAGGAGTATGTAGTAGCGCCAATCCGCTCGATGTTCTGCACATAGAAAATGCCGATCTGTTTTCCATTGTGCTCATAGATAACCGGGTCATTTCGTTTGAACTGTGTTAGTGTGGAATCGTCACTCTCCACGTCAAATTCCAGGGTGTTAATGGACAAAGAATCTCCCAACAGTGTACCGACCAAATAACAGTTTCCCTTTTTGATGTCATCTTCTTCCCCAAAGACATGATCCAGATATCTAATCTTGTTATTCCACATCTCATGTCCTTTCCGGGCTCTTAGCCACAAACTTGATGGTTAATCCTGTCCAATAATTTTTTCCGCCAGACTGACGCAGCAGGTTGTCGCTCCCTTCCGTGACATACGCTTGGAAAGTTAGCGTACTCTGTCCGTATGGGAAGGTGACAGAGTGGAAGCTAGTTGGAGCGGAGATGACTTCATAGAGCTGGTCGTACTCCTCAAGGCTCGCCCCCTCCCGCTCAATCTGTAGTTGATAGTTGTAGAACGTCCCGATGATATCCCGTTCCATGGTCCCGGACAGGAGCCGTCCGGCGTTTTTCCCGTCCAGGACCTGGAAGCTCCGTGTCAGCCCTCCTGCCGGGACCCGAACCTTATAGGAAACTCCGTCTACAGTAAACAGACCCGCCATCAGAACACACCTCCGCTTACCAGGGACGGGCCCTTTCTGGCGCTCTCAACACTGATTTTTGGTTCCAAAATTCTAGCAAGCTGTGCGAGCGACCCGTCAAAAGTTATGTTGACCGCCGTTTCTCCCCCAACTCCTCCCATCTCGGAGATGGCCTCCATAAATGCCTGTTTCATCGTCGCCAAAGGCGTTTCGATGTTCGTTCCGCTACGCTGATCTCCAAGCACCGCCAGAAACTCACTATTAGGAGAGATTACAGCGCCAGAGGCTAGGTGGGGATATGCACTCATGATATCCCGTTGTGTATAAATAGCTGCTGTACGGGCGTTTTTTCCACTCCCAATTCCAAGCAGGCTAGATATGCCTCCACCAACCCATTGTCCAAACTGAAAAGCCAAGTCAGCAAGCTGATTTAACAAATCTAGGAATGCAGCGATTGCGGTACAGATAATCTCAATTCCACCGGCTAAGGCAACCAGGTGTTGCACAAAGGCTTTTCCAAGGAACTCCGCTACGGGGCGCACGATCTCCCATATATTCATGAAAATAGGCTGCAACTCTTGAAGAACATCGAAAAGCCCCTTAATTGCTTCAGTAAGTACATTGATGGCCGCAGGCGCAGCATCTTCTATGACCCAATTTGCCAGCGGAAGTAAAATGTTTTCCCATGCCCAGCTAAAACCACCAAGAAGCAAATCAATCAGAGGCTCCAATGCTTCTAAAAATGACCTGACCCCTTCTACGATTCCAGTCAGGTCTAGTTGTGTTGCCCATTCCGATGTAGCTGCTGTGATTTCGTCAAAGGAGTCTAGGATATCCTGGACAATGTCTAGGATCGCACTCCAGATGGCCACTCCGTTGTTATTTTCTTCCCACGCCTCTCTGATCCGGTTTGCCAGATTTCCAACAATCTCGAAGATGTTTCGAATAATGTCTAGGATCGTATTGCATATTTCCACCCCGCTTCCATCATTCCAGGCTTCCCGGAAAGACTGCCCGACACTAATGATCAGCTTCCAAATCGAATTGAGCATATAGAACAGGGCGTCCAATACCGCCTGCCCGGTCCCGCTGTTCCATGCGGCCATAAAGGCGGAGGCGATATCCCCTACGATGCCCAAAATGACTTGTAGGCCCTGCTGAATGAGATTCAGAAAGTCAAGGCCCTGCCCTCCTGTCCAAACCTGCATAAAGGAAGCGCCGATTGCGGAAAGCAGCTCGCCAATGGAAGACAGAGCGTCTCGAAAAGCCTGTAGAGTGGTTGCGCCGTACTGCTCCCAGCTATCTTGAAATACCTTCCAAAAATCCTTTAACCATTGGGGCAGTTCCACCTTGGAGAAATCTGTGTCAAATTTTGGCCCGGACACGGTATTCCCGCTGCCAGCCTCCTCTTTTCCGATCCTTTCAACGGTATCAAAGGAGGCCAGATATTTTTCCGCCTTCTTTGCCTCTTTTCCAACTTCCTCAGTGGCGTTGGCCTGGTCATACAGAGCGTCGGCGTTCTCCTGCGCCTGCTGGGCCGTTGTGCCGAAGACGTAGGCGATAAAGGCCGCCATCTGTTCCGTGACACGCTCCAAACCTTCCATCAGCGTGTTTAGAGCTGGCATAACTGTGTCATAGATTGGCTGAAATGCTGTTAGCAAATTGCTTTTAATGCCGGATAGAGCGTCAGAAAACCGCTGGTTTGCAGTCAGATATTTCCCGATTTGCTGCGTCAGCGCCGTTAGCCCCCGGCTGATGATATTAAAAAACAGGGCTCCGGCCACGATAGATTTTAGGCGTGTGGAAAATCGTTGTGCCGATTTTCCGGCCTTATCAAAGCCCTTTTCCCGGCCAAGAGCAGTTATTTTTTCTTTCAGCCATCCGGCTGCCTGTCCGGCTTTTTTGGCTGCTCCTGTCACTCCACTGCCCAACTGTTTCGCAAAAGATTTCAAACGGGTTCCCGCTTTGGCAAAGCCTCCCGTGGTCTGTGCGCTCAAGTCGGATATCTGGCTCTTGGTGCTTGCGGCGGCAGCTTGTAGCTCCTCCAGCCTTTTTTCCGCCGCTCTTAAACTCTCCTCCAGACGTTTTGCGTCCTCGGATGCCGACGGGTTCACCCGAAGCCGCTCCAGCTTCCGGCTCAACTCATCCACATTGGCATCCGCCTGGGCCAGCCGCTGGGCGACCTCGCTCAATTCCTTTTCCCGACCTGGGTCCACCTTTCCATATGCCTGCCGGTCAAATTCAGCCATGGTGTTGATCTTCTGAAACTCAGCATCAAGCCTGGCGGCCTCCGCCTGGGCCTTTTTCAGATCCCGCTCCATCTGGCTCACCCCTTTCGGGGCCGTTTTTCCAGCGGACAATTGGTCGTATTGCTCTTTCAGCTTTCTGACAGCGGCGGCCTGCTTGTCCACCTGTTCTGTCTGTTTGACCAACTTCTCCTGAAGCTTTTTAAGTTGTTTTTCCGCCGGGGTAGTGTCAGCTTCCGCCTTGATGCGTACACTGCCATCATATCTATCTGCCATTGGTCCTCACCTCGTTCTGGCAGTTCATTTTATCTTGGAGAAAAACTCGTCTATCGCTTCCTGCTCGCTCTCAGAATAATGGACTGGCGGTGTCAGCAGCCGTTTGGCCCGCTCTGTATCCCGCTTCTGCTTCCCCTTCATTTTGGAGGTGTCCGTTCCACGGAGCTGGATGGCATTGGATAGGGAAGAATCTTCATCCACACAATCCAGCATGGACATAAACTCAAACCAATGTAGATTCTCCCTGTGCAATTTCACCCCAAACGTTTTTTGGAACGAAGCGCATATTCTGGCGTGGTCAAAGTCGAACCAGAACCGTTGTGAGGAGGTAGTCGCCGGAACATCCTCCCGCTTTGGCTGTCCACATTGTAAAAACCACGCAATACCATCCATTGCTGTTTGGAGGGGGGGCTGTCCATTTCCAAACAGAAGATAAACAGCCTCCGTAACACGTTCCTCCTGGGTAAGCTCCTCGTCCTGCAGGCAGAGAGCGATCTGTATCCCAATCCGGTAATCTGTGCGGATTAGCCACCCTTGGTAACTATCTGGCAGCCTGTCCAGCAGGATATTAAAGGCTGGAGCCTGTGCGCTCTGCCCCATATTTCCCCATCCTTCTCATTCGGTCCTGCTTGTACTCCTCAAAGAACGGAAGCAGTGATCCAAAAAACTCCACAAACAAGTCCATGCTCGGAAGGATATCGCCAAATACCTTTCGGCAGGTGCCATCCCCAAAAAGCTCGTCCACTTCCCGCTTTGTTTCCTTCTCCACCGCGACGACCTTTTCCATCGCCTCGATCTTTCCAGTAATATCTTCCGGAATTTCGCTCCCGATCTCCTTGGCCCGCTCCCCGATCCCATCCATCAGGTGATAGAAGCGGACAACGAAGTTGTCATCGGAAACGGGGAACGAGATAAACTCCCCATCGTCATTTACCTCGATTTTCTTTACACCGGAGGCGACTCTTATCTTGTTCTCCATCTAGTCTCCTCCTTACACAACGGCGGAATCAGCAGTAAATACCGGATCTCCGCTTGTAATCTTGACGGTACCAGGAATGGGATCTCCGATAAAATTCAAGGTGTACTCCTGAACAGGAGCCTCACCGCCAGCTCCACCATATGTGTCCACTTGAATGGATACCTTCTGTACCTCTGCCTTATAGGTGGCGCTTACGTCTTCTCCGGTCACGTCCCACAGGTCTACATTCAGAAGCCAGGAATTCGACTCCGCCAGAGTAGCCCGCTTGCGGCGAAGTTCTGTAACTAGTTCAAATACAGGATCTCCCTTAGTACACTGTTGACTGACTGGCATAGTCGGCTGATATCCCGTGATCTCTGTGGACGCAGAATCCGAAATAATATCTTGGCTGGTTTCAGACTGTGGATTGTACTCAGTCGATGCTTCTGTCACGTTAACCCCGATACGGGACCATTCGGCATCCTCATATGTTGCGGATTTTGATGTATCCAAAAAATGCGCGATCAGAGGTCGTTTGATTTTTTCGGTTGCCATACCAAATTCTCCTTTTTAAATAAAAATCCCCGCCACCTCATATTGAGATAGCGGGAACTTTGATGGGATAAAGGGGTCAAGGAAATTTTTTCGTGACTTTTTTTCTATGATATGGTATCTTCTGGGTAGAAGTTTGTGTAATGGAGGGGATATTATGTCGTTGTTCGATTCTTTCAAAAGTGCGGCTGAAGTGCGAAAAATACGGTCCAACGAACTCCAGGTCCAGCTTTCTGTAACATCTGGGAAACAAAACTTTTTCTTAAAGCCAAAAGACCATTTTGTGGTCCTTCGTGTCAACGACGATGGCTTTATTTATTTTGATGACATAGAAGGCCATTATAAAATCACCGAGTTTCAGTGGGAAGGGCCTAGATATCAAACCGTTACGACTACGTCCGGTGTCACAAAATACAATGAAAAAAGCAGAAGTTCAAGTGTCACACAGAGCCATGGCCGTGACAAACGGACTGGAAGATTAATTGGCGCCGCTGTTGGAACAGCGATCCTCCCAGGGGCCGGGACCTTAGTTGGTGCTTTGGTGGGAACCGGAAACAAAAAAACATCAGAGGTATCACAGAGCAGGGGTGGAGGAAGAGCAAAGGGCTCTGAACAAATCAGCAGCACCACACAGGAATTTGAACAGGAAGTGGCTGGGATGGCTTATATGCACCTTTCTGACCCAGTTTCAAACTTCGGCTTCACCTTTGGCTTTTACTGTAACTCCGTTATCTATGGGGACTTACTGAACGTATTTGCCCGCTCTGGATATGCCCCTCAAAAGTGAACAAACCTTTTAGCTTCTCTATAATCTGTACACAAAATCCCCCTCCGTTTTAGCGGAGGGGGTTCATCATTTTTTCATGGCATCTGCAATCGCTTCTGCCTGTTTTCTCATATCATATTCTTTATTGTGCTGTATTTCACTCATTATGACTCCCTTAAGTTGCACTGGATGATCTACCCCATGAAATACATGTTCTCCAGAAGAAGTTGTGATTCGAATTGTGCCATATCCGAGCATCTTTCCAAATATATTTTCCTCAACCACCACATTATTCACTTTGTTTAAAGGTGAGTCCATGGAGTTGATTTTTAAAAGGCCGGTCTTCCCAAATACCCGTTTTGTTGTAACACAAAGAATGTCAAATTTCTCTTTCAGTATCTGGTCCAAAACACACATTGCAAGCGCCGCCAGAAAACAGAGCCAAATAAAGACTTTGGGGAAAGTCCCACCCTCCATAAACAGTATAAGGATTGCTAAAAGGAAACATGGCAAAATTAAAACTAGGAGCGGGACCAGCCTTTTTCTGCTGATAACTGCCTTTTGAATCATCTGCTCATCCTGATCAAGATATTCCATGCCCTGTTCCTCCTTTTGGAAAATCATAACATACATCCAAAAGAATTACAACATTTATCAAAATTTCCGCTATCTCAATATGAAGTTGTCGAGGTGCAAATAGGTTTTTACTGGACTTCGTAAGTCATGGACATCAGGATCTGATGGTCCTCGCTCATGTCCTGGTATCGTCCAAACAGGGAGGAGCGGGAGTTACATACCAAGTCCTTCACTGTTTTTCCCTGGCCCAGATCAATGGTTTCTGTCTGCTGGGTCAGCCAATCCGCCATCCGGTTCAAGCTCTCGTCGGCTTTCAGCCTCCCGTCTGTCCCGTCAGGTTGCAGACGGTAGATGATCTTGAACTGGTATTCCGCCAGGTAGGACCCGTTGATATACTCCTCCACCTTATAGGCTCCCTGTATCACGGACAGCGCCATACCTGGCTCGTCCGGGTCCAGAGATTCAAAGCCGATCTTATCCACTGGCTTTTGCGGATATCGGTTCAAGCATTGGAGGACAGCTCTGGAAACCTTGTCCTGTTCCTCTCCAGAAACGGGGCTTTTCCTTTTATTTCCGGTTAAGCTCATCTTTCACCGCCTTATCCGCCACATCAATCCATCTCTTCAGGTTTTGTGCCTTAGAAGCCTCAAACCAATGGCTTTGTGCCATAACGTGCATGGCTTGGTTAAACACCAGATCCTTGTCCGTCTTGACCTTGCTCTTGCCCTTCGTGGCGTAACTGCTCCCGGTTTCCGGGTCCACCATCAATTTCCCGTAGTAGAGATATCTGGCGTATGGACCTGGATAGATTACAGTTCCTTCTTCCACCCTTGTCCGGGTAGACAACGAGCCGGTCAAAGCAGGTACAAAGGGCGTTGTATCCTTTTTGATTTGAAGCGCCAGGATGTGCTCCGCTCTGCTGGCTGGCTCTGCCAGAACGTCAGACGGGATGTCAACTTGAATATCAAACTTGACCATCAGGCTCCACCCACTTCCCAGTGGGACATTTCGCCGCCGAAGTCCTTCTCATCTACCTTTGTTACACGGTACACATCATCGTTTTCTCTGTTGATGGTCTGAAAGTCATTGCCTGGCTTTAAAATCCTGCCTTTCGCAAAAAAGCATTTGTTTCCAGGCTCCAGAGTCCAGAGCTCATCTTTATTTTCTGACTCCATGTACTCTTTCGGCCCAACATAACGCTTCTTTTTTCCACTCATTCCATCCAGAGCAGAAACAGAGAAAGGGATATATAAATTTACGGCATCCGCTCCCTCGATACCGCTCGTCCTGACATTAACTCCTTTCGAAGCGTCTAGCAGAACTCCTTGCAGAAGCGTGATATTGGAGGTAATGTGATATTCGCTGTCCTCGGAAATGTTATAGAGCGTCACAGTATGGGGGAACATATCCATATCCGCACCCCCTCCCTCTGTACAGGAGGCCGGTAGCCCCTAAATATTGCTGGGCGATAGCCCCAAGGGAGGCTTGCGCCGCCCGGGCGGAGGACAGGGCCTGTTGTGCGCTGTCCCCGCCGCTTCGGTAGGTCTTGGACCAGCTTCCAACGCTCTGGCTTTGCAGTTCTCCCTCGGATTTCACGGAGGCGGACAGAGCCTTTTGCGCCAGCGCTTGGGCGGCATCAATGGCCTGATACTGCTCCGCAACGGCGCAGCAAGCCATTTTCAGCGCATCAAGGCCAGCATTACGGGCCGCTCGGCCCTGCGTGTAGTAATCCAGGAAGGAGCTCGCGCGCAGGGACAGGCGGGGAAAGTCGGCCTCCTGAATGGCTGTCCCCAGGTATGTAGTTATGTAATACCTATAGTCTGCGTAAGCCATTACAGAGCCTTCTTTCAGGTTGATTTCGTGACGGTAGCGGTGTAAACCTTCTGCGCCGCCCCGTTTTTCACTGTGATAGTAACTGTGTTTGCCCCCTCTGCCCAGGTAGCCGCCGCGCCATTGCTTACGGGCGTTTCGCCATTCAAGATGGTTACTGTCGCCTCGTCATCCTCTGGCGTTGCGGTGATGGTGTTGGTGGCGTTTGTCGTGTTGGCTGTATACTCCGTCGCATCTGGGTCAAACGACGGAGTTAGTGTCAGCGCGCCAATCGTCAGCCCCGAGAGGCGCGCGCTTAACCCCCCGCCGGCTCGTAGACAGCAAAAGGGAAAGCATTTTCCAGCCCCGCATTATAGGCGTTGATGGGATTGGGGATCTCCCAGCCCAGCCGCATGACGGCACGGAGAGCCACCATGTCATTCTGCATCAGGTTATAAAGGATGTTTCCGGTAGTGGGGTCCTGCACCACACCGCTGTCAAAGATCTTGAAGGTCATATCCTGCCGGATGGCATAGACCAACTGGCTCCAGTCGCCCACAATGGCCAGGGATTCCTCCGGGTCAAATGCGCCGTTGACAGGGAAGTACATGGACATACCATCCAGCGCGTAGCGGGTATCACCCTGCATATCGGTCTTGAAAATGGGCTGACCGTTCTTGTCCACCAGGCCGCGCAGCTTGGCCCGCATCTGGATAGCAGCCATCACACCGTTGGGGATATAGCCGCTCTCCTCCACTTTGGCGATCACACCGCCCTCACCCATGATGTCCTTGAAAATATCGCTGGTAGCAGTCACAACAGCGTTTGCAGTAGTAGCCGAAGGAACCAAGCCCTCACGCCAGGATGTGGGCTTGTCCGTGCCGTACAGGATGGCGGCGTCGATGACCTTGCCGAATGCTTCCTGGAGGCGGGGCCGTACCTGGCTCCAGATATCGTAGTCGCTGTCATCCAGCACTGCCTCTGGGATGGGGACGATGACAGCGATCTCCTCGGCGTAGATTTTCTTCTTATCCCACGCCATGTTGGTGGTCTTTTTGAGGGATGCCTTGGAGTCAGCCGCTCCAGTCGTCGCCTCTCCGTTCACAAAGTAGGCGGTGGGCAGTGCGTCCAGCACGTTAAGGGTCTGGGTCTTACTGGTCATGTTGGGCAGCCGTCTGGCCATCCGCAGCACGGCGGACTCCGTTACGGCTCCCTGGATAATCTCACGGGTCACGGGCTCAGGAATAAGCCCGGAAAGTTTACTTCTATCAATAATATCAACAGCCATTTAGGTTCTCCTTTCATTTCAGTGCGCCCCGAATCAGGGCATTCATCAGGTCGTTTTCTCCTGTTTTGGAGCTTCCGCCACCCACAGGAGCGGTCCAGTCAAAAGTGGTCTTTTTGCGGTCAGCGGTCAGAGCGTCCACGGCCTGCTCAAATGTGGTCTTATCGTCCACCATCTTCCCAGCCTTGAAGGCGATAAACTCCGCTTCCTCGCCGGTCAGGCCCTTCTTCAGAACGTACAGTTCCCGTTTCAACTGGTCCCGCTCGCTTTCTGCGGCGGTCAGTTTGCCGGAGAGGGTGTCCCGCTCGCCGGTCAGCTTATCCCAGCGTTCTTTCTCACCAGCCTGTCCAGTTTGCCAAGTGCGGTAGGCAGTCAGTTCTTCCTCGCTGGGCATCCCCTTCATGGCTTTTGCAAGCCGCTTGCCAATCATGGCATCCACTTCCGCCTGAGTGAAGGTTTTCTCAGGGGTGGGCTCCGGCGCAGGGGCCGGGGTAGGGTTATTGATAGGTTCGCTCATAAATACCTCCGTTTATTGTCAGGGCCGTCGCCCTGCGGTTTTACGCCTCTCGGCAAAATAGAAAGAGCCATCAAACCGTTACAGTTCGTAACCGGTTCAATGGCTCTTGGCTCACAGGCTCTTGGCTCTATGCAATATTCACTTCGATATCGTGCTTACATGCTTTGCATCGGAATGGCATGTTTTGTACCTTCGTATCTGGCCGGATTGGGAAAAGTGCTTTCCCGCAGTGCGGGCAGCAGTACCACATTCTTCCGTTGATCTTTTTTGTCATTCTCTTCCCCCGACAATTTCGATGCGTTTAATCTCATCTTCCGTAAATCCAATCAGCAAACCGTTTTCATTCTCTACGTCGAACTCCAGAAACTCATTTCCATCATCGTCAAAGTCGTAATCATACCCATAGAGCTCCCCAATCGTCATGCGCCCGCTTGTGGAAAAAACTTTAATTTTCTTTCCGAAGTAAATCTCAGGATTTTCAATTATCATTTTTTCCACCTTCCCGAAAATGGAACGCCATGAGTTCCGCTTTTGCTATAATGGATTTTGATGCTTCTTGCAATTATTATATCACCGTTTCTATTGATTGTATATCCAATCTCTCTCCCGGCATCAATAATTTCTGTATTTTTCCACTTTTTAAAATCATCTGTAAAATTGATTTTCCCGCTACCTGCCTTTGCGTTTATGATGGCTTGTAACTCCTCCATAGAAACCGTTATTACACTTCTACCCGGTATAGCCATACCAGCCATATGCCGCGCTTGTTTCTCTGGATTGATTCCCAACGGATACTCACCGCTTTGGATTGCCTGCCTGATCGGTGCTTCCGCATCGCGCTGTATTTTGAGGGCTGAAGCCATTTGCTCAGATGCCACATCGGTATAGGTAACCTTCATCCGCTCCCGCTGCAACGGCAACCCCGCCGCCTCGCTGAACGACTTATATTCTGCGTTTAGCCGCCGAATGCGGGCTGTCACCGATTGAGCGTCCTCTTCCAGCCCTGCGGCCTTGTATGCCGTCTGTTCCCGCTTCAGCTTGCGGACGGTCCGCTCGATTTGCCTCTGCTTCTGGGTAGCCTCATAGGCTGTATAGTGCTTACCCTCAAAGTCAACGTCGTGGCCGTCGTCAATGTGGGCCAGCTCCTCATCGGTGTATGTGCGCTCCATCACACCATCCACAAATGCAGTCCTGATATGACGGCAGTTGGCTCCTTCCAGTCCATCCACATAACCAAGGCCGCACACCTCGTAGATGTTCGGATACTTGTCTCCGGCTCTGACAGAGTACACACGGCCCTGCCATAACTTGTGGTTCTGCCAGCCGACACCCTTATCCCGTGCCCCGATGTGGGCGGACACTTCAAAATAAGGTGTTTCCAGATATTCAGCACTCTGCTCTGTGTACTTGGCACAGAGCTGGGATACGCCTGTCATCACTGCACGACGGGCAGCCACGTCAATTTGGTCTCGGTGTCCGCTCTCGTAATCCACGATCTTGATACCGCTGTCCGCAAGCTGTTTGACAGCGCTTTTGATAGCCTGATTGTAAGAGATGGCCCCGCTCGTGATCTGCATCTCCGCATTGTCCAGCGCCCATTGATAGGCTTTTGCAGGCTTCAGCATCGTCTGCCCATTGTCCACCAGGAATCCCATGGAGTGGGTTAGGTTTCCAACCTCCCGCTGTGCCTGTGCCATGATGGCGGCAATCTCGGTGACACTCACAAGCATTTCAGGTGCAGTCACCCCCGCAAGGTCTATGACCTCTCGGTAGTACCGCTGGTTACGCTCTACTACGTCGTCCAGCAGCTTTTTAAGGTCCCTCTGGCTGATGTTGGCGGTGCGTTGGATGGCCTTTTCGATTTCCTCCAGGCTGATGCCGTGGGAGCGAAGCACCCGGATGTCCTGCACCGTGACCTCGTTCAACTCGCCAGCCAGTTTCAGCCGGGAGCATATTTCTTCAAGGAGGGTTGCTTCCAGACTGCGGTATAGTTTGGCCAGTTCTTCGGGGAGGGCGTCTAAAGTATCCGGTTGGAATGGATAGCGGGGCATTATACCACCAACTCATAGGTCTGTTCAAAAATATCCGGCTTACATGGATACAATTCTCCCTTGATTCCTTTGATTATATAGTCTCCAACAGAGACATGATGAACTCCTTCTAATGTGTTTATGAACAGCTCACAAGGCGGAAAACCACTAGCTAAAGAATCGTAAAACATTACATGATTTTCAAATGCGTTCACGGCCCAATCAGGCACATAATACTTTCCATTTGAGTCCATCAAATCTCCGTCATATTGGAATGCTTCGATTTCAACAGGCTTTTTCTTGTATTTCATTTATTCCACCTCATTCTGCGGTTCCGTAGTCATATCCTCCATCTTTGGAAGCATCTTCTTTGCCGTGGCCTCGTCCTCGTTCATCCACTTAGACCGGAACTCCCAGTCATTCATGATACCGGCGTTCAGAAGCTGCATATCCCTGGCAAAATCAGACTGCTTGTCCTCGATGATGGAGTCATCAAAGTCAATGGAAATCTCCACGTCCTCATTCAGTCCGGCATTCATGGCCGTGTTTCCCAGGCGGAGAATAATCCGGCACAGCTCGGTCAATACCTGCTCCAGAATGATTTCATGTTTCTTGATCGTACGGAACATGGTGCTGTTTTCGCTGATGACCTGCGTCGCTGTGGCCACGCTACCCTGGTCGAATCTGTAATGATTCTCTCCGAAGCCGCACTTGCTGGACAGCAAATTGAGCTGGTCCTGGATTCCTGTATTGTGCTCCTGCGTCCGAAGGGTCATATCGATGGGGGTGATGATCCCGTTATTGTCCGTATCCTCCGGGAGCACATAATATGTCAGGTCGTCCGGGTCGAAAAACGGCTCTCCATCCAGGTCCTTTGTAGCTGATGGCTTTACCATGATACGCTTTTTCCCCAGGATGAACTCGTTTACATAGCTGTCATAAGCCACGTCCACGCCCTTGAGTACATCGATGGCGTTGGCAAACACAGAGATGCCAAGAGGAATATTATCGTCGTAGTTGTTGGCGATGTTGGGCCGGTCAATGACAAACTGCCGACGGTCCGACCCAGTATGTACCACCTGTGGAACCCGCTCAAAGCCCGACACATCGGCCAGTAAAACTTCCGCATCCACATTGTTGTTCCGGTATCGGTAGAGCCGGTTCTCAATGTCGTACAGGCCGTTGACCTTGTGATGGATCTGGAGGTAGCAGTAGTCCTCTCCATTGATGGTAACGATGCTGTCAAAAGCGCACTCCGTAATGATTCCATTCCGCCATGCCAGCGGCCAAATGTGCTCTACGGTCACATAGTCCATCACAATTCCGTCGGCACTTCCGGGGACAGGCCCTTCTTCCGTGGCCTCCATGCCCACAACCCTGGGAATAAAGGCTACTGTTCCAAGGGCAAACGCCTTTTCCTGCATCTCGTTTGCTTTGACCAGGAAATTGTTTTCGGTGAACACACGGTCAATGAAGTCCTGCTCCCGCTGGCCCTCCAGGGTGATTTCAACCCGTTCGTTCATAAGTAGGTTCGCCCAATCCTCCGGGATTTTCTTGCCCATATTGAGAGTGTACCGCTTGCACCGAACCACACTAGTCCCGTTGTGGACCTTGTACCTGTGGAACCCCTTCACGTCGCCCACATACCAAGACTTCCACTCCTGCACTTTTGTGTAAAACTTCTCCGGCACCGTGGAGTAACCAAGCTCTTTCAGTTTTTCTGTAATATTCATGCCGTTATTCCCATCCTTCGGAATACTCTCTCCAGGGCATATCTAGTAGCGTCAATCAGGTGATTGTTTTCATCAGGATAACCGCTGATAATTTCTCCGTCCTTATTTCGCTCATACTCATAATTCACAAACTCGTTGTATGCATTTGGCGTTCTTCTGCGGTCAATGACAATCTTCCGCCTCTGGAGCCACTTCATGCCGTACTCTACACTCCCAGAGCCTTTAATTGCTTCTTTGGCTGGGAGCCCCATCGCCCGGTAGTCTGCTGATGATTTAGGCTCTGCGCTGTCGCAGGTAATGTAAGCGTCTTTGTACCCTTTGGAAAGAATCAACTTCCCGCTCGCCTCGTTGGTCAGCTTATTTTGGTATATCTCGTCCATCAGATAAATCGTCTCTCTGGCCCGATCATAGTGGAGGCGGATAAATGCAAAGGGGTCAGGAAACCAGCCCCAGTCCACGCCTTGATAAATCTTGTCAAAAGACGCAATCTCTTTGTCTGTGATCTCCCGCAGCTCAAGGTTTTCGAATACGTTCCCGCCAGTTCCAACAGCTTCACCTAGATATTCATGACGGTACGCCCGCTCATCTGTGGCTTTCAGGTGCTCGGCTTCCGCCAGGAACTGCGCTCCCAGCCACTCTGGCGGGGCCTCAAGGTATGTACTCTTGTGGCACATCCTGTCCACCCGCTCCTCCAAACTGTCCTTGTTGGCCCAGTTATCCCGGCTGATTGGTGGATTGTAGCTCTCAAAATTCCAGAACTTCGACCCACCTCGCATGGTAGATTGCAGTATAGTTCGGATCTCAGCCCGACCAGCGAACTGATCTTTCTCCTCAAAATGGGTGACGGCGATATAGCCAAAGGGAACCTTGATAGACTTGATTTTCATTGGATCATCCGCGCCCCGGAACATAATCTTCTGGCCGGTTGGCCTATAAATCAGTTCCATAGGCTGCACCTTTGCATCCCAGTATGCTGCCATTCCAAGCTCTCCAATGCCCCAGAGATATTGTGCGTATACACTGTCTCGAATCGTATTAGCTACCTTTCGGAGCACAAGGGCGTGAGTCCCTGGGTTGTTTATCAGCAGCAGCGGAACTAGTAAGGACACACAGGAGGATTTCAGTGAGCCTCGGCCACCGGACAGGTCGTAGTGTGTATGTCCGTGCTGAAATACATCACGGGCCAGCAAATGAAATGCGGGGCCAAGTACAGTAGATAAGCGCACCTCAGACATCTATGACCACCTTGACTTCCATATCCTCACTTGTTTTTTCGATGGGCTTGTCCCTCCACCTGTCCGGTCTTCGGTTCTTCAGCCAGAAGATCTGTGCGGTGGTATCAGCTGGGATGTGGCGGATTGTCTGGATGATCTTCGTACCATCTTTATCAGATTTTTCGATTCTTTGTTCCTGATAGTCATACCCAAGCGCACGCTTCAATAGAGCATTTTCTACTTGTATGTCCACAACTTCCTTACCCTTTTTTAAGGCCTCGGAAATCTTAGGGTATTTGTTCTTCCAGTCGTACAAAGTTGCTGGGTTTATCCCCATCTTCCCGGCTAATTGCTCGTCAGTCAGGCCATCCCTGGCCCATCCTTCAAGCAGCAGAAGCCCATCCGGCTCCAGCCACCGTTGATATTTGCCTTTCGCCACAATGGGCTCACCACCTTCCGGTCCCGCCCCCATCTCCCGCAACGAGGCACGGCATATATACCCCTTCCGGGGTATGCTCCGGGTTTGGTCAGGCTTTCCGGGGGCCTGTATGTAATCCGCTGTGCGGTATCACATCAAAAGTCCATTTTCCTCTCGTCTGCGCTTGACGATACAAACGGCATTTTGGCTTTAATGGTAAGTTCCTGTCTGGTGCCACCGCCCGCCTCATGCGGCGAGGAGCGGCGTATGTGCGCTTCCCGCTTAGATTGTCACACCACAACATGCAGTTTTCAGCGAGCATTTTCATTCTCTCTGAGGTGTTGCGCTACGCTCAGATCATCCGGGAGCGACCCGGCCTCTGGTGGAACCTGCAAGATTCGAACTTGCGACCTCTACCCCTTTCGGTTAAGTGACGGATTCCGCCCCGTCCCAGATTCCGCATGCCCCCGTCTTTCCGGGGTGTCAGCTCCTTGGCCTTTGGAGCGTATTGTCTAATGCCCGTAAAGGGCGATGTTGCCGCATGGAGGGCGCGACGCTCCGGCCCGGATGTGTGGGCTGACGCGCTCGTGCGGCGTATGTACCCCGGCAAGCGCCGGGGTTGAGGAGGAAATAGAAGAAGCGAATGGGAGCGCAGGGGCATACGCTCCCACACTCCCATTGTCGCATAATCGTCGGCTTTGCCTCCCACTTTTGTGGGAGATATTTTCTTATTTTTTTGAGATGATAAAAGATTATAGTCTATGCACAAACGGGAAGTTTGTTCGACCCATCAAGTAATCTGTGCTGACACCGTAATAATCAGCAATCTTATATAATGCGTCCATTGACGGCTCTACTTCTCCACGCTCATACCGCCTCAACATATCAGGGTGTAGACCCATTAGCTGTGATGTAACCGTCATGCTCCTGACCGGCCTCATAGACTCCCTTAACCTTCTTAGCCGCTCTGGAAACTCGTTCATCCTACCACCATCCTTATAATCCCTGCTGTTCCAGAGGGCAGTCAAAGGATACTCTTTTTTTCCGCTTTCCTATTTCCTTGGATTCACAGTGGTCCACGTCTCCCACTCTACGGCATCCGGTATCTAATAGATGGTTGCAAAAGGGCGCATCCTTGGAATTATTGATACCTCGCCAGTAGACGCAGGTTTTCTCCTTGTTACAGATTTCGACCATATCTCTCCTCCCAGGGTTTAAACAGGTCATCTCCAACAATGGCCCTGATCTGCTCGTCAATCTTTGCTTTTGCGTAGACGAACTCGCTATCGTCCTGCTGATCCTCACAGACCATCCGTGCCATACCGTTCATGGCTTCTATGTATGCGGTGCAGAAAGCCTCAGACCTACCGGGGCCAAGCTGGAGGACCTCGTGAGCGGCAATCATGGCAGCATCTTGTCCCATCTGCATCAGCATGTCCATTTTTAACCGGAAAAGGGCGTTATACTTGGCCTCCGCTTCTGTCTTGATACGGGCGAGGGTTGCGCTTGGTTTAGGCATTGCTATCCCTCCTCGCCCTGGGGGTATAGATCCGATTGGCAGTGCTCTTCTCAGCTTTCCGCACATCCCCCAGGAGTCGTTCGAGGCTCTTGATTATTGGGCGGTTTTGGTCTATCCAATCAAGCACCGGGGCCGTCTCACTCATAGTGTCCTTTGCGGCACGTCTTTTCTGGCGGACTTCTCTCAGCTCCTTCGATAGACGAGCAAAGCCGTGATAGTCATGATCCTGAAGCTCCAAGCTATGTAGGATATCCTGAGTCTCATTATTTGCTTCCTGCTCGTCCGCTTCAGCCATATGGTATCTTTGCTCGGTCTCTCGTAGATAGGAGAGGAAGTTTTCTATTCCTTGGCTGGTCAATTACTATCCCTCCTCATGCTGTCCGCCCTCCCCGTCGTGGACGTTGCCGATGACCTCTTCCGCACCCGTCCATGCGTATCCTGGGGTCAAACCAGATAGATACACTGCTGGCATTCCTCCGATAAAGGTTCCACCGTGTTCCTGAACCCATACAACCTCATGCGGACAGCCACGGCTGCATCTTACAATATCTCCGACAAACACTTTCTTCCCGTTCTTGTCGGTCAGTCCGGTGTACTCGCAGACCGTGGAGGGGTCGACCTCAAAGAACCAACCAAGCATAATGCCTTTTGTGGTCGGGTCTGCTCTGGCTGAAACCAGCCGTGGCAGAATGTACGCTCCCGGCATAAAGTCGGCATCTGCCGGGACATACACAAGGCTCCCCTCTACCCACTCTCCATTATCCAGCCGCTTGGCTTTGAAAAGGATCTCTCTCATGTTATCCCCCGATCTCTGCGATGCTCTCCACAAAGCAGTTGTAGTAGGTGTATCGTTTGCCCTGATAGTCGAACAGGACATAGCCTCCATCGTTTCCCTCGATGTCAATTTTTCCTTCAAACTCCGCAATAATGTCTCCATTGGCCGTGTATACTCGCACAATACGATCAAGCCCATTCCCTAAATCGCTCTGCTGGTCTACCATAGCCCTCTGCCCGCTGGCAGTATTCCCAAAGTACCATAACATCCCGATAAGTACGCCGATTGTTGCAAGCACGCAAAGAACAGGAATCGTAATTCTCGCCGCAATGCTTTCACACATAACCGCTCCGAAGATTGCCCCAATAATTAAGCATCCAGCAATAACTGCAAAAATAATCCATCCACCAATCGTCATTTATGTTCTTCCTCCATTTCAATCAAAAACGCCGCATTTGTAGCCAAATGCCACAGGTGAGGCAGGCCGCTTTCCCGATCGCACTTCTCCCCCTTGAGATAGGCTAGCCAGTGCCGGTAGAGCGCATCCCGGTAACGCTGCGGCTCTACCTGCCGCCAGTTCTCCGGGTCGTGATACTTTTCGTTCCCGTACATGCGGACCGCTGTCACAGCATCGATTAGACTAACAGGAGTAAGCGTGGGTCGAGGCTTCCCCGCGTCTGCTTTGGCTTGCTGGTCGTCTTCATGGCCCCATGTACTGGTAATGATAACTTCGCTCATTGGGCACCTCCGATGATCTGGTCAAGGGTAACGGACTGACCTGACTTGATTTCTGGAAATAGCGAGCTTTCAATATCTGCAATCCACCCATCTTCGGATCCAGTTATGCCTAAAACTTTACTGCCTCGCAACCGCTCAATGTGTGTTGCTTCGGGGAACAGCACGCTAATTATCTTTGCTGATTCCACCTCTTGCTGGGTGAAGCGGGGCTTGCGGATGATGCGGTCGGGGTGGTTCAGGAGATAATACAGGGCATTGGACCCGATTTTGTGGCCCACCTCTCCATCCTGTGCAAAAGGAAATTCAGCACTTGAAATAACGCGCCGGATTTTACCATCCTCACAGACCTGAACCATACCATAATCGGTTGGGTATCCATCAATGGAGAACGGTTCTCCCACCTCAACCCCAAGCACCTCGCAAATTCTAGGCTTGTCCATGTTGGCCTCCTCCTTCGTATATGGCACCCAGCAAGTGCCGTCCTCTTTCTTGTGTTGGCAATCCTCATTTTCGCTCCAGTCGCAACAGGGGCCGCCATGAGCACAGTCGCAGCACATACCTTCTACTGCGTTGGTTTCCTTATGTTTTGCCGTCTCCGGCATATCATCCTCCACCACATAGCCAAGCCAAAGTTCACTGCTCATGGCCGTCTTCCTTCCTTTCCCACTCCCTGCACCGCTGATCCGGCTCCGTGAAGTCGGCGCAGTACGGCGAATCCCCGTTGAAGCACACGCCCTGATAGTCCTCGTACCAGGCGCAGGTGGCACAGCACTTAGTCATAGGTGTTTTCCTCCCCCCATGTAGCAATATCAATCTGGCGGGACCGTATCCTTGATGTACGGGCAGAATATCCCGCCGGGGAAGGTTTTGAATGCTTCGCCGTGCCTGCATCGGGCGCACCTGACCACAGGCACGGCGTCGATGGTGGGAGCCTTATCAATTTCTTCCACAGGCACAGCGAACCCCCAGCACTCATCATCTTGGCCCAATCCAAAAAACATAACCTTTCTCTTATGGTAAAGCAGTTTGTCTGCATCAATTAACTTCATGCTTGGCCTCCTTTCGCTTGCCGTAGGAGCAGAAATCATCAGGTTTTACTTTATGTAACATACCGTTAGGATGGTCACAAATCGTTTCCCTCCATAAAACCCCTTTATATTTACAATTTATGCACCTGACCACAGGCACGGCGTCGACGAGTGGCACTTCTCTAAGAGTTTCTTTTGCTAAGATTTCCCAATCTGAGCACCCAAAATAATCCTCTGCAACATCGCGGTCAATCAAATTCGCTTCCATGCTCGTCCTCCTTGTCCATGCGAGCGCCATGGGCGCAATAGAAATCCCCAGGGAGAGCCACGCCCCACACCTGGCACCCTCCGATCATGCCAATATCATCGCCCATATCTTTATAGATGCGGTACTTGCAGTCTTGGCATCGCACCACCTCCGCAACGTCGGCGGCTTTTCTACGCTCAATTAACTCCTTTGCCCCAATATATCCACGGGCTTCGGCTGGCTTATCAAGCACCAAACAATGGGATGCTTCGGCTACTATGGCTTTGATAATCTCTGTCTTATCAATGTACTCAGCCATTCTTCATCCCCTCCAGCGGCGTTGTATGGTCTGTTGTGATAATGATGTAGTCCTGACTTTCTCGGCTTGGGCAGGCATAGCAGGCGCAGTATGTAGGGTTGCTGGTTTCATTGTTCCGGAAGGGGCAAGAGGTGTTGTAGCAGTTTCTATCCATCCTGCTCCCTCCGTAGTGCGGCCTCAAGTTCTTCTCTCTCCCGCTTCACCTGCTCCAGTTTGGCCCGCAGTTCTGCATTTTCGGCCATCAGCCTTGTTCGCTCTCCGATTCCAGGCTCGTCAAACGGCAAGTGTGCCAATTCGGACAATTTGTTTTTCAGCCGCTTGTTTTCGTCCCAGAGCGTGGTGAGGGCGGTGGCGGCGTCCAGCAAAAAAGTCCTTGCATGGCAGCCGTAATTTGTTCGGTCGCAGTGATCTGCCCACCAACGCAGCTGCTCAATCAGCTTCTCAATGTCCATCAGGTGTCCTCCTCCGCTGGTTGCTGGAGCCACCACAATCTGCAGTTGTCGCACTCATATTGTCCACTGCACAAGTCACAAAATGTTTTCCCGTAAACCTGTGGGCCAAAATCTCCAATTTCTATGCGACTGATAAACTCCGCCAACTCCTCGTCACTCATGGCCCGGATTTTATCTGCGTTTGTCATGTGTCCTCTTCTCCCTCCGGCGGGCATTTCCCGTCATCGATTTCAAACTTGATCTTCATCTGAGCGGGACATAAATCGACCTCCGGCCTACGCTTTCCAGTCCACCGCAACCCGCCGGCCTGTCCCACGCATTTCCACCCTGCGGCTTTAAGGCTTGTCCCGTGCTCACTGTCCAGGATGTAGGTGATGAGCTTGTGATAGCCCATCGCTCTGGCTGCCCGCCAAGCTGCAGCGTAGAGCATACTGCAAGCATTGTGCGTGCCATCGGTACAGAGACGATTGACCTCCAATGTCCATCCATCATCCAGATATCGGCTTACTGGACGGCCCACAATGGCGACACCCACGATTTTCTGCCCGTCGGTACAGCCAATCGAAAATTTGTGGCCCGTAACCGGCTTGTGGTGTCGGTGGTGCTGTTCCACAAAGGCATTTGCCTCCTTGAGCGTAATAGGGCAAACCTCAAGCATCGGCTTTTCCCTCCGGCGGGCGGCGGTAGAATACCCATCTCTTGCACACAGCCCGCTCACAGTCGGACAATAGTAACCTCTCGAATAGCCACCACGGCGTAATGGTCAGAAGAATAATCCACGCTATGTCACTCAGTAATCTCATGCAGCTCCTCCATCCTCTCACAAATATCCATTATTTTTCCGCTTTGCTGCAATGTTTGCTATTACATCCCGCAAAACAAACGCATCTATATGGCATTTCCACTGATCTGCTCCATGCATCCGAAAAATACAGTTCTGGCAGGATGTTTGTCCTTTGCAGTAGTCAACAATGGTCTGCGCAGCTTCCAGAGCCTTTTTGCTGCTTGTCATTCCATCCCCTCCAGCATCTCCATCTCACATATATCAACAATGTGGTCGCAAAGTGCTTCTGGTATCACTGCACGCTCCCGGCCCCCTTTTAGACCCTGTGTCCCAGTTTTTGCACCTCGTGGTGCGCTTATATGGCAAGGGTCTCCATTGTGGCATGGAGGCTTAAATTGGGGGTCTGGATGGTTGCTCCAGATATCGGTAGGTTTCATTCGCGTATCTCCATATTGGCAGTAAGTGACAGTGTATCTTGGCAGGCCCTGCATCCACTCCATCTTTCGCATCCCGCCCCTTGGGTTTTCTATAAACCAAAGACGAGGCGAGAGTGTCATGATAAGCCCATGAACGTGAAGGTTTACTCGATCGCAGAACTTTGCGTAATCGCTGACCGCAGCAAGGTTTCCGTTTTCTTCTTTCCTTCGGTGATGGGAGATCGCTGCGATACTGTATGTACTGCAATCTGGACTCGCCCATATCACATCTGGTCGCCCAAAGTCTCGCAGGATCTGGTCTGCCGTCACAGTCAGTACATCTGCATAAAGGCTGATATCCGGGAATGACTTGTCCCACTCTATGCTATACGTCTGATGGCCTCTCTTTTCAAACGCCTTACTTACAGAGCGTGTTCCTGCAAATAATTCAAGTAGCTTCATCCAGCATCTCCATCTCCTCCGCGCTCAAAATCGGCGCGCGGGTGTTCCAGGCAAGGCGGGCGCTCTTATCATCCTCGCTCATTGGCCCCAGCATCTCGCACGCTCTGCATTTGACAAGATATCCTCCCGGCAAGATCTCCACGACTTTCGCTTTCCCTGCGCAGAATGGGCACGCCAGCAGCACCCCCGCCTCCGTCAGCCGTCTGGCCGCCTCTTTGTCGCCCAGCAGGGCACGCTTAATATCGTCCATATGGTTCGTAATGTATGTATTCATTCATCACAACCTCCCATCCAGCGCCGCACTCAACCTGTCGGCGTTCTCCAATGTGCGGTTTTTTCGGTAGGCGTTTTGGGCGGATTCAACTGCTTTTCTTAAATCGCTGTTCCAACGGTACATAATATCTTCATACGATTTCAAATTCCGTTCTACTGTGTACTTTCTCATCAGGTGCTTTTTTTCAATTTGTCCTTGTTCCTGCGTAATCGCCTTTTGAAAAAATCTAAAATATAATGCTGCCAAACCCTGATACATTACTGCATCAATAAAATCCAAACTATCCGACATCGGCTCTCCACGCATGGCCGCTCTTTCAAAAGGAAGTTCTGTCATAGTGGCAATTCCTCCTCCACTGGCTGAAAATAATCCTCCCACCCGTAATGCCTTGGATAAAGTCCATAAGGAAAAATTCTTTTTGTCCTCTCGCTGTAACACAGTTTTATGGCTTTGTCCTTCGTGGCATATTTTCCAAACAGACGGTTTTTTGTAATTGACAGCTTGCTATCACATGTATCGTCATTTTCTATTCGCTCATAGGACATGACTACGTCGGCCTTGTTAGTGATGTCTGCGGAACCGGCCACATCATCGTTGTCAAACTCCAATTTGCTTTTTCTGGGATGAGCGACCAGAATAACAACTACATCATATTTGACAGCGATCTTTTTAAGCTGACCCACAAAATTGCTCTGTGCCAAATAAAGCTGATCGTTTTCCTGAACTGTTTCCATGGCTGTCATCAAATTGTCGATGCAGACTAGCCGAACTCCGTATTGCTTAATGACTTTTTCAATGGTTTCTGGAAGGCTTTCAAATTCCGCGCCATCCTCCGGAAGCCAGTTATTGTCGTATATATAAGCGCGGCCCTTATACCAATCACTGATCTGTCGAATTACGCCGTCCCCGATGGTATATTCATAGTCCCCATAGATATTTTGAATGGCCTTTATGTAATCCGTTCCGGCCAGCTGAAAATCAATCCATCGTTTAAAGTGATAATCAGCCAATTCACCAGAGTAAATAAATACATTCTCTCGTTGATCCAGTGCCTCACAGACCAGTTGGCTCATAAATGTGGACTTTCCATGTCCCCGCTTTCCGGTTAGCAAAATCACTTGTCCCATAACCAATCCGCCAATCAGACGGTCTATATCTGGGATATTGGTTTTGATTTTCGGCAGGGCGTTGATGTCCACCGACTGTACCAAAGCCAGGTCTTTAACATTTTCCAGCTGTGGTATCTCCGCGTTTTCGATGGCCGCCCTGATTGCCTGTTTCCCATATTTCAGGAGAATATCATTCGCGTCCTTTTCCCCCAGATAGTCCTTTTTACGAACCACCTTTACCGTCTGTGGGAGGCGGGCCCGTAAAGTGTCAGCCAACGTGATCTTCCCATGCTCGTTATCGCCAAATACCACAACATCATGAAACTTTGTAATCCAGTCCCAGCAATTTGCAAGCCATGTAAAGCCTGTTGCCCCCGTTGGAACAGAAACCGCATTGTCAAAGCCGCATTCCGCTACTGATAGGCTGTCTATCTGCCCTTCTGTAATAATCAGGCGGTCAAAGTCCTTGCACTGCTTTATTCCAAATAAGATTGGCATAGTTTCCGCCTCAGACCATTCTTTATTTTTGTCAATGCCTTTGCGGAACTTCATGTTGCGGTATTTGACAAATTGGAGTGTACCAGTCTCATCGTAAAAGGGGAAAACCAAAATGTCCTTGTTATCTGTCCGAGTGGTCAGTTCATACTTTCGGCAAATTTCGGAGCTAATTCCCCGTTTTGCCATATACTCGATTGCTCCATTCCGAACTACTACCGGCTTCTGTGGCAGTTTCCGGTAAACTCGCTTTTCACCGAAACCCAAGTCATAATCAAAATCTCTTGCCAGCTCTACAAAATGTCCATGGTAATCGCAGCTCGCTCGGAAGCACTTGAACAGACCGCTTTTAAGATTCACGGAAAATGTATTCTTGTCCCGATTTCCGCCTCCCCGACACTGGGGGCAATACTTGAAAAACAGCTCGTCCCCTTTTTCATGGATATCGGCCCCAATGGCCCTGGCCAATCCATAAGCATCTTCCACCTTGAACTCGTAGCTCATTGGTACATCCCCTTTACGAACAGGTCAAGGTCCTTCCCCATAGCTTCTGCGTCTCGTCTCCACCTGGAAGGGAATCTATATAACCGTCCATCAATCACAATGGAGTCATCGCCGCTTCCTTCCGCGGGGAGCCCGCCGTCCTCAGACGGCGCGGCGACGCCGCAGCTATCTTCTTTTCTTCTATTCCTTCTTATTCCTTCTTTATTATGTCCGTCCGTTGTCCGTGAGTTGTCCGATTTTCGTTCACGGCGTTGTTTCGTTTGTTGCCCTCTGCCCTGGTAAACCTCCCAATTTTCAATGGTTATCGTTGTTCCATTCGTTGTATCACTCTTTGTTTCAACCATTGTTTCATTTTCGAGGGATTTTAAAAATCTACTAACCTTGTTCCGGCTCCATTTCCATCGCTTGGACAATTCTAAGATGCTCTTATAGACAGTTCCAGGCTGGAACTCCATAAATTTCCCATTTTTGAAAATTGTATTCTCCGTCCCTTGGGCCATAAGAAGCAGGTCAACCCAAGCTTGTCCTTTGGTAAATGGTTCCGAAACCCATAAGGGGTCATCCGCAAATTTTCTCCAGAGTTTGATCCACCCTGCTTTTTCGTCCATAGCTTACTCCCATGTTGAGGCGATTCTGGCATATATCTGCTCATATCCGTTTCTGAAATAAACATCCATGAGACAGGTCAGCTCATCCATCGTCAAGTCGTACAGGGTCATAGGCCTTCCATTGGTCATAACCTTAAAGTCATAGCGGCACGGAAGGTGGTCGGTCTTAATTCTCCGCTTTTCATTCTTCATCCTTTTCAGCCTCCGATACAATCACCTGGTAACCATCATGGATTTCTCTGCTGGTGTCCAATTCTAAGTTGTCGGTTATGTAAGTTTTGGAAAGTTCCGCCGGTTCCTGTCCATTGAAAAAGTCCTGGGGATTATGGGTGCAGGTGATTCTAAATTTCTTCTTCATCCGGCATTGCCTCCAATCGCTCCTTTAGCTCCCTGTACAGTACATCATGGATGACCCGTCCGCTGTTCTCCTCTTTGCAAAACAGGATTTGGCAGTTATAGCGGGCCAGCCAAGCCAGCATAGAGGCCGTTAGTGATGCCGGGTGAACTCTTGCCCTATAATGGCCGCTGTAAGCCTCGTCAAGACTCCCATTCTCCACCAGGAGGTATAACTTTGCCCCTGCCTCTTTAGCCCGCTTAAACTCCCTGACAAAGCGTTTCCGGTCTTGACAATAGCAGTGAGCCAGTTCGGTCAAATCCATCTTACGCTCAATAGCTACCTGGTCCCTTAAGTCCAATGTGTCACACTTAACGGAGTAATCCCCGAAAGAGAGGGCTACTCTCTCAATCGGGGCTCCGATCTGCTCCATACGTTTTCTGGCCCGTGGTGTGTCCTGTTCTCTAGTGTCCCATAAAACGGACATTGTAGATAGGGCGCGCTTGACCGAAAAATGATCCATCAGAAGGGCAGCTCCCAACTGTCTTCATTGATTTGGGCAAAGCTGTTTTCTGCGGCACTGGTGACTTTTAACGGCTTGTCCTTTGGCTGTCGATACTTTCCCTGCCGAATATCGTCTACATCAGTCAGAGCGCAACACTCCGTGGTCCAACCAGTATTTCCGTTCATTTCCCATTCCCGATTGCGGAACAAAACGCCAACAAGTTTTCCTTTCAGCTTCGTTTCATCCCAGTCCCAGTGGTAGCCAGGGTTGCTGGCCTCGATGGACCAAACGGCATTTCCAAAGGCGCGCTTAGTCCATCCGTCCTTTTCGCTCCCGTCATCTTTTGGCTCAGAAAGGCGGTAAGTTCCTCTCCATTTCTTGTCCTCTCGGTCCTGCTCTTTATAATCCTTTGCAAAAAAGTCTTTGTACTGGCCCTCCAGAATATCAAAGGAGATCAAAAGCACATTGCCCCAATCATAGGAAACTTCCTCGACATTCAGGATTTTCGCCACATAGCCACCAGCGGGTAGCAGCTCACGGGCTCCAGCAGACTTCTTGGCTTCAAATCCGCTAAACTGTTTCATTACTCGATTCCTCCGTATTTTCGATAATATTTAAAGGGCACCAATACCCTCTATAACGAGTGTCTACGATGTATTCAGCCGTCCTTCGGCACTGTTTCCTTGCGTATGTTTCTAATAATGGGCAAAATTCACAGCATACACGGTCATCGGGGAAAAACAGGTCTACGGTTACTTTGGTATAGCTGGTTACCCCTTCGTCCTTTGCCTTACCCATCAGAAGTCCTCCAATGCCTTTAGAACAAATCCCATGTCATTATCGATCTCAAAGGATTTAAAGGCTCCCATGGGGCTTTTTGCTGTGCTGTTTTTTGCCTGCGTCTCGAATATATAGCGGTCATCATCGGTCTTCTTGGCCAGTAGAACAGTCCCAAACAGACTTTCCGGGACCAGCTTTTCCAGTTTTCTGCCATTCGTTTTAATTCTTGTAAAGCTGTATCCAAAATCATCCCGGATCGTCTCACTATGCATGACAAAAATGATGGTCAGATCGTCCCGCTGCCGGCCGGCTGTCTCAATCAAGTCCCACACAAACTGTGTCAAGTCTATCCATTTGCCAAAACCCGTTTCTTTCATACTTTTTACTTCTTTGTCCACCATACAGGTGTTCAACGTGTCGATGACAATGGTTTTCGTCTCTGGTTTTTTCTGGCTGATATTGACAACTAGGCCAGCGATTTTCTGAATGTCTCTGGTATATGCAAAATTCCTATTGGCTTCATTGTATTGGCTCCGCCAGTCTTTCCAGGCCAGTCCTTTTCCGTCGCAGTCAATATAATAGGTGCTTTTAGGGTCCAGATTCCGCATAGCCGTTGTTTTCCCAGACCCGGATTCACCCATTACACAAATTAAGCGGCTCATATTCCTGCCTCCGGCGGAAGATTCGCCACTGGTACCCCGTCAAATCCCATAATTAAAAAGCCAGATCGCCCATCCTTCAGCCTGACACGAACTGTCCCGTTTATAGCTTGAATCTCTTCCAGTGGACCTATGTTTTCAGTTGCCCATGTAAGCAGTTTTGTTGTAGTTTCCATATAACCAACTCCATATCCCTCAATTCAGCCAGTCTTGATAAGTCGTGGCTCCGTAGCCCGTGGCATATTCTGAAAATTCCCGAATGATGCCAGGATAGCCGTCCAGAAGCCACTTGATAATCTCAAGTGCATATTCTGTTGCGTATTCCTTTAGTTCTGCCATTGTGTCCTTGTTCTCGCATTCAATCCAGGATGGATAACCTGTCCGCTGAATCGCCGCAACGTCTGGATGCTCAATGTCACACATCACAGCGCCCACCCCACCAGCAGAGAGCACATAAAGATCATGCTAGACACCACCAGGCACTGCCTCACAATGCGGTTCATGCGCGCCTCACGTTCCCGGCGGCACTGATAGCAATATTCTCTAGCGTCGTGGTTTCGCTCCACCAGAGAGCGTCCGTCCTCAATGTACTTCACTTCTTCCGCCTCTTTTCCATAAATTCCGCCACAGCGAGGGCGGTACAGATCACGATGCACACCATGCACACCACGGATAAAAACTCAAACAATTCTGATTCCTCCCAGTGTCATCAAATAGAACCACTGCTCTTGAGTAAGGCGTACCTCCTGCTCGTCCAGTAGCTTTGCAATAGAGCCATCGCCGCATCCGATCTCATGGGCAAGGCCCCTTTGCGACAGCCGGTGCCGCTCCATAGCCCGCTGGGTGATACGACGGATGACCTCATTCGGTGTCATCATCTGTCCGCCTCCCCATGTATCGAATTAAATCCTCAAATGTCATTCCATAAACCTGCTTGTTGAGCCAATCCATTTGGTTTTTGACATCACCGCCAAGCTCTCCAAGCTCCTTAATGGAGCTGAGGCGTCCGATTTTTGTCTCTTTCTCTGCCATATTTTTTTCCTTTCCGGCTTGACAGAGAACAGATGTTCTAGTATGATATATCCATCAAGCCTAATTGCCTACTCAGTTAGGTTTGCCAGCCTCGTCAGGTGTGTCCAGCACCTGGCGGGGCGTTTTATTTAAACAGGGTCTGGATACGCAAAATCAACTAGCCTCTTAAACTCCCGGAGATCCAGGTTGCCCTCTCGCTCTGCACGTTCAAGGACCATTTCTTTTAACTTCGGGCCCGCACCTTTTAGCGCATCCATATAATCCTCAAAACTAAACATATTTCCTCCTTGTATTCCGTCCCGCACCATGCTAAAATACAAGGTGCTAGGACTTGTCTGAGTTCTTCCGCCCTCATCCGTGCGCTACCACGGGTGGGGGCAATTATTTTGCGCTCTCATGCGCTCACACCCATGTCACGCACAATAGCGGATGCCACCATGTCCGCATCGTATTTCACCCTCTTTTCGCTCATTCTGATGCCGAATATCTGGTGGTTTTCCAGCCACTGCTTGGCCCATCTCTTGGTACAGCCCAGCTCTCGCCGGACATCTTCCAGGGTCATTAGACCGCCGTATATCTCCCTGAGTATTTTCGCTTTCTGTTTGGGGGTCATTGCGTTTCCTCCTTTCTGTCCGTTTTTCGTCGGACTATTGCATGTACGGCTCGAACAAAATCAGGATTGATCTCCATATCTATATTTACCCGCCGCTCTTGTATCGCTACTACAAGGGCGGCAATTTCTTCAGGTGTACCTTTCAAAATGACTTCCATCCCTCTCACCCCCTCCCCTATTCACCATTTACCGCCATCCCACTCCGTGATATACTGGCGGAGGAGGGAGGCCAAAATATGATAACTAAGAATCAGTACGCCCTTCTCGTAAAAGCAAAGAATGGGCCTATTGAACTTCCATACCCACTTCCGAAGGAGTGGGAAGAAGTAAAGGAATATCTATATGTGGTAAAAACATTAGATACGCTGTGTACTACGGGGACAAAAGCAATCCCGTGGATATGGGCAATCAACGTTTATGGGCTTGACGAACTCGCTTTATATGAGAAGTCCTGCGAGAAACGTTCCAATAAGTGCCCCAAGGAAAGAGCCAAGAAACATAAAAAAGTATCTCAGACTGCGGCTCGTATCATCGAGGGCATTATCATTGCCTTTATCGCAACTGTAATCTCCAGAATCTTTGGATTTCTTTAAGATCATTGATATCACCCCCTTCTTTATTCGCTATTATCTACTGCAGGTTTTTTGATGTCTCTATATCTTCCCTTGGAGCTGTGAGCGGATACGTTCTTTTTCAATCAGATCAACGTATGCTTCCAGATGATGCCAAGCTTCTGAACTTGAAAGTCTATACCAATCGGGGCCTGACAAAAATATGGTCAATTCCACTTTGATCGGAGAATTAACACCGCCATACATCTCTCGGATTTGATATGTTATCGCCCTCCCCTCCTTATTCATTGTCGATTCGTAGGACGGAAATTGTTGTGAATTTAATTCACGTCACGATCAAAAAAAATAGTATTGACATCTTTCATAGAAAGATTTAATACTTTTGCCAAACCTTTAATCTCGCTTCCTTTGAACTCAGTATCTCCCTGAATTTTATTGTAAAATGCCTGTTCAGAAAGTCCTAAATGTTCTGCAAGTTTACGATTTGTAATTCCAGCTCTGGCAATTGATGCACGTAATTCCGGACAGTTCATATAGTATCACCTCCATTCGTGAATTTCATTCACATCCATATAATACCACCAGTGTGAATATCTGTCAACACTTTTTTGTTGAATTTTAAATTTTTGTTGACACTCATTCACGAATATGCTATTGTTTTCATATAAGGAGGTGATCTTGGTGGAAACCCATGAAAATATAAAACTTTTGCGTGAAAGCCAAGGATTATCACAAGAAGCACTTGCTGAAAAAGTAGGTTATAAAGACAGATCTTCTATTGCAAAAATCGAATCAGGCGTGGTTGATCTATCTCAATCTAAAATCGCCGCTTTCGCTAAAGCATTAAATGTTACTCCAGCCCAGCTTATGGGTATCTCTGACGAGCCGTCACGATCACTTTCTTCTAATATTCTCCCAATGCCGAAATTTGTAAAGAAGCCTCGTCTTGGTACAATTGCTTGTGGAAAACCTATTCTTGCTGTGGAAGAAGCTGAAGAGTTTGACACAGTACCGGAGGATATCCCATGTGATTTTACCCTCCGTTGTAAAGGTGACAGCATGATAAATGCTCGTATTTATGACGGCGACATTGTATATATCCGTGAACAGAAAGAAGTAGAAAATGGTGAGATTGCCGCTGTTAGAATTGGTGATGAAGCTACTTTGAAAAAGGTCTATTATAATGGACAGCGGATTATTTTAAGGGCCTGCAATCCTCTTTTCCCTGATATAGAGTATGAGGGTGAGGATCTAAATGATATTACCATTCTTGGTAAGGCTATTGCTTTTACAAGTGTAATAAGGCATACTTTGTAACCAAACCGCCGGAGGGCGGAAAAAGATAGAGAGGAGAATGAAAAATGGTGTGTCCAAATTGTGGAAAAGACATTGGAAATTCTCGTTTTTGTCCCGAATGCGGGGCTGATACTAGCAAAACTGCCGTTGTAAAGAGTAAGTCAAATAAAAAAACCATTTTTAAGCGCTGGTGGTTCTGGACAATCATCGCTGTCTTTGTCTTAGTCTGTATCGGCTCTCTGTCAAACAACCACTCTAATCCGAACAAGACACACACGAAAGAAGAAGCTGAGACAAACGATGGTATTGTCTATATATCTGTAAAATTTACCGAAAATAATTTTGGCATTTTACAGGAGTCTATTGAGTCCCTTGAAAATAATGAAACAAGTTTATTGGATGTATATTCCACCTGTGAAGATATGAGGAATGTACTTTCAGGATTTATAGATAGACTCCAGGAAATCAATGACTCTGTTATTGATCCCTACATAGAAAGCGCCAAAAATTATATTTCAAATATTAACTTAATTGCAAAAGAGATAATGGATTATATTGATAATGATGATATGAGCAAGCTAAGTAGTGCTAAAGAAGGAATTGCCCTTATACAGAGCTACAAAACCATGTTCTTAGATGAACGGGAAAAGTATCTTTTATCTTGTGGATTCACAGAAGAAGAAGCAGACAATTTATTAGATGAGTATATTCATAATAATTCAGCATCTAGTACCATTACCGAAACAGGGATATCTAGCAAAGACGATATCAAAGAAAAAGCCCAAAATATTTTAGAGGAATTTTATTCCAGCGAGGAAATTCTATCAATACGACCACAGGAAACCAAAATCGAAGTTCAAATCTCTTCTCCTGTTCTATCATCTCAAGGTGCCCCAGAAGATTGGGCTGAAATACAGGGCAAAGCGAAAAGTGCTTGTTCTCAACTTAAATCTGATCTAGGAGAAGAATCTTTTTCTAGTTATATATTGTATCTAGTGGACCCTGAGAACGTAAATCTATTGTCTGTTATGGGCGACGAAGTTAAGTATGATGTTTTCGGTGACAATGACTTTTCTGTTCCTGTTGATAATCCAGGGACCATTTCGCTTGAAGAATTTAACGCAATCAAAACTGGAATGACTTATCAAGAGGTCTTTGATATTGTTGGTTCCAGAGGAGAAGTCTTATCTGAGGTTGATCTAGGACTAGGCGATGAATACTATACTGCGATGTATACGTGGGACGGAGAGGGAAGCCTCGGTGCCAACGCAAATGTTACATTCCAAGGCGGAAAAGTAACATCAAAGGCACAGTTTGGATTAGAGTAATTCGGGCGGTAAATAGAGAGGAGCGCTATTATGTTAGAAGAAAAAGATTTGCAAGCTATCGCACAGTTGATGGAGAGACAGAAGCAGGAGATTTTGGACGAAACCACCCAGCGCATGAAGGTCCTTCTGGATACAGAGGTCACTCCGAAATTCAATCTGCTGGCGGAAAATCAGTCCATTATGATGGAGAAGCTGGAACGGCTGGATGATATGGAAGTCATGGATACCCGTATCACTGCTTTGGAAGCAATGGTAAAGAAATTGAACCGGGACGTTGAGAAGTTGAAAAAGGCACAATAAAAATCCCCGCCCCGGCGCTACCAACACCGGAACGAGGACAAGGGGCAGAAGCTTTTCGGGCACTCTGCCCCTCCATTTTATTAGAACGGAGGGAAAAAGTCAATGTCTAAAGATTATATCCGAAAAACAGCCAGGTACAACGGAAAGAAGTACGAGGCTACCGGAAAAACTGAATTAGAGGCCATGACAAAGCTGGCCGAGAAAATCGCCGCCGCCAAGCGTGGTGAAGAAGTCGTAGGCGGATCTATGACTGTAAGTGCGTGGTACATAGAATGGAAAAGGACCTACAAGGACCCAAAGGGCCTCACCTCAAAGAGCCTTAGTATGTATGATGAAAAATTTAACGGTTATATAAAGCCGGCCATCGGATATATGAAGTTAAGAGAAGTAAAAGACGTACACCTTCAACGCATATTAAATGGACAGGCCGGAAAGTCAGCTTCTCATGTCAAAAAAATTCGCATGGTTCTCCAGGAAATGTTCAAAAGAGCTAGACAGTCCAGGCTCATTCCATATGATCCAGCGGAACTGTTAGCGCTGCCACACGTCAAAGAGGGAAGGCGCCGATCCATTACCGAGGAAGAAAGAACTGCAATCTTGGCTGTAGCGGAATACCATCCTTCTGGCCTTTGGATACTCACTCTGTTATACACGGGCATGAGGCCGGGAGAAACAGCCGCTCTTACTTGGTCTGATGTTGACTTTACCAACAATGAAATACATGTACATGCGGCAAAAGAAAGTGGATCAACCGCTATTAAGGCACCAAAAACCGAAGCTGGCGTGCGTGATATTCCGATCCACGCATTACTTCGTCCAAAATTATTAAATGCAAAAGGGAAGCCTTTTGATCCTGTGTTTCCTACCCAAGCCGGAAATCGACAAAACGAAAACAGTATGAGGCGTATGTGGACAAGTTTCTTGAGAGAGCTTGATATATACATGGGTGCGGAGCTATACCGTAATCGTATCATAAAATCTGTAGTGGCTAAAGACCTTACACCATATTGTCTAAGGCATACGTTCTGTACTGACCTACAGAAGAAAATGGTCCCACTCAATAATGCGAAAGAACTCATGGGCCATGCTGACATCCAGACTACTGCAAATATTTACACACACAAAGATTCTGCGACACTTCATTCAGCAATTTCCAAATTAGATGGCACCTACGAACTTACCAAAGCCAGCGGTGGAAGATAAAAATTTCCACCACCTTTTCCACCACCGAAAGGTCCAAAATGGCCCAAAAACGGACTATAAGATGAAACGGAATGAGGAAAGAAAAAACCCCGAAAGCCTTGAAAATACTAGGCTTTCGGAGCTTTTCTAAGTGGCACGCCCGAAGGGACTCGAACCCCCAACATTCAGAACCGGAATCAGTGATTAAAAAACTACAAATCAACTGGTACTCTAAGCATTATCAGATATGTATGTTTTTTGTTCCACCACTTTTTCCACCACTATCTTACGATGTACTTATAATACTTTGCCAGTTTATCGGGACCAGCGTCCTTGTCGTCCAGGAAAGCTTTCGCCATATCGACATAGAAGTCGATCTTATCCCCGACTCCGAATTTCTTCGCTACTTTAACATAGTCAGAGTAGATCATATTAAGTGCGGCCCAAAATTCGTAGGGATCATAACCTAGACTCCGTTGTGCCATGACCTGTTTTGCCTGGTCGAATGTCCAATGGGCTCCATTTGTTCCATCCTCATTCTCCATGTGGCTGGTCCACTCATCGGCCATTTGCTGGTCAAACTTTGGGGAATAATTGCTGTCAGAATATCCACTCATAGCACGATGGCCAGGAATGTGGTCCATTTCCCGATACTGCGGTATACTCGCATCGGAACTTCCCATTTGTACCCAGTCACGATTGAACCCGATTGGACGGCCCTCATATCTATCGTTTATCGGCCAATGCTGGTTCTCGTCAAAATGGCCCATGGGTTGGTCATGGTAGGGAAGATAGCGCCCCATATCAGGCCCATACATATCAGACCTGGGCGCAAACCGTCCGTCTGAATATCTGCGATATCCTCTGTCCTCCGGTTCCATCATTGCGGACCTGGGGGCATATCGCCCATTGTCGTAGTGCTCACGGCCCTGACGATCCCGAAAACGGTCTTCTACACGGTCAGGATACGGCAAACGATCCTTCATTTTCCAGTCATCATACTCAAATCCAAAATGACGGCCCTTTTCTTTTCCAGTGTTCATCAGGAGCATTTTAGTAGATCTCTTCATGCTATCTCCCTCCTTTAGGTCGCAGGGGCAGCCGCAGTCCCGCCATCAATGCTGGCAAGGTTGTTGCTGGGAGAACAGCAAGGCTGTCCCAACATCCTGAACGAGCCGCCGGTAGGTGTGGTCACGACGCAGACGGAGTAGCGGGTGCGGGTACGGATGCCACAGGCGGTCACCTGAGCACAGTTACGCTTGGTCAGCGGGTAGAGCGTTGTCCCGGTCCCGATGGTGATATATACCGGAGCATTGATAGTGGTAGTTTCAGGGATCGCCTGGGCCACAACGATACAATACTTCTCTCCGTTATTGTAGGAACCAGCAGGCAGGTTGATCTCCAGATTCCCACCAGTAAAGGTGACCGCCTGCGAGAGCACAAGCCGGTCACAAAGCTTACATACAGGTTTGCAAGACATATATTTTACCTCCAAAAATCAGGGGCGGCAGACTATTGCCCACCGCCCCGAAATAGTCACGGCAGAGCCGGAAAGTTAAAGGGGTCGAAATCGACCCGTTTAGCAGCCACAGCCGCAGCCGTTGTTATAGGCCCCACAATAGGGATAGGGGGCGGGCACCTGATAGGCAGGCACGGGCATGGGATTGATGCGCCGGATCAGTTCAGAGGTCTGAGCGTCCAAAGTGGCGGTCAGATAGCTGTTCTGGTTAGCCTGAGACGCAGCCAGCTTGAGGGACTGATTCTCAGCTTGGAGGGAATCAATCTTGCTCTGAGTCAGGAAATCCAGGATGGCACGGGTGTTGGAATTGTTGTTTTCCAAAATATCGCGGGTGCTGCCCTGGATAGTGTTCTGAATGGCGCAGGTGTTGGTGGCCATGTTGTAATTCACACCGTCAATGGCCCGCTGAGTCTGGCAGCAGCAATCCTGAGTCTGAGCGGCCATGTTGCACATCTGGGACTGGATGCCGTTGAAGCCCTGAAGCAGAGCAACATTGGTGTTATTGAAGCCGTTGGTGATGCTGTTGTTTAGAGCATAGGTGCTATCGCAGATGCCCTGCTGGATAGCAGAAATGCCGCGCTCTACACCGTTGAAGGCAATGGCCTCGTTTACATCTGCACGGGTGGCAAGGCCCTGGAGACCGGGATCAGTGCTGGCACCGCCACCGCCGAATCCGCCGAAACCGCCGCGGCCCCAGCCAAAGATCATGGCGAAGATGATGATAGCCCACCAGCCGTCACCGCCCCAAAAGCCGCCATTGTTACAGTTTCCGCCGTTAGAATCGCTGCCCAGCGCATAGCCAGTCGCAAAATCGTTATCCATTGTATATACTCCTTTATCAGTTATTACATCGGGGCCGTACGCTCCCCGGATGTTTCCAAAGAGCGGTTTTTATCAAGACCCGAAAACTGATAAAGTGATTTATTTACTTAGGCAATGTGAGCCCCATCTGTCTGGCCATTTGGTCAAGATCCACGCCCCGCTCTTTTGCCATGTTTTCCGCAATCTGGCGGAGCTGCTGCGGATTCTTTCCCTGAATCAGCCGCATAGCTTGGGCGGCCTGTGGATTCTGTCCAGCCATCTGTTGAAGCATTTGCATGGGATTTCCGCCGTTCCGTGCCATCTGGAGCATTGCCATCATTGGATTATTCATCATTGGAGGCATCATTCTTTTTCACTGCCTTTCCAGTAGGTTTTTTCAACCTATCAACCTCGTCCTTTAAATTTTGTACTGTGTCCTTCATGTCTATAAACTCATCCAGCGGGGCAAAGGCCGCTACCTGAGTGGGTACCTGTTCCTGTTTCTCTCTAGGCGTGTCGAGCTTAAATTCAAACACATCAGCCGACCCACTGTTGGTATTGAACCGCTTCATGTAGACCACACTATGAGCAAGGTCCGGGAAAAACATGGGGGCACCCATAAAGTCCACTGGGACACCCAATGCTTCCTCTTTGGAGGCAACAGGACGGCAGAAAAAGTTGGGCTGTGTGTTTGTACTCCCAACTGTCTGGGCGGACTGTACAGGCTGTGGAACGGGCTGCTGCATAGGTTGGTAGACCTGCGGAGCGGGCGCAAACGGAGTTACAGGGTTGTAGCCGCCGTAAGCGGGGTATGTATAATTAGGAAATCCGGCCATCGGCTGGCACCCCCTTCCTTGCTTCTACCTCATTCAGATACTTTTCCAAACCATAATCATCCCCCTGTGCCCGAAACCACATAATGGTTTCCCTGGCGCAATCGGGCCGGATGCCAGCGGCAATCAATCTCTCTACCGGGGTCATATATCACACGTCCTTTGTATAAAAATAAGGAGTCCGTGAGGAGGGCGGCGACGTGTACCAACCCTTGATCCTCACGTCCTCCATGTCTATATTGTCGCATAAAAATTCCCCGGCTGGGTACGGTCCCAGTCGGGGTTGTGTACGTTTTATGTACGGTTTGTGTAGAGCTTGGCGGATACATTTTTCACCCGTTCCAAAATATGTTTAAGGTGGTCTCCCACCGTGGCCCTGCGCCATCCCAGCTCCGCCGCAATATCCATTTGACACCATTTGTCAATAAGATATCGTCTGGCGATCAGTTCATCGTCCCGGTGGAGTGCGGCCTCGTGGATGGCCTCCTCCAGTTGAGAGCGCAAGAGCTTATCCAGCGGGTCAGGCAGCTTCACTCTTGCGCTCATTGGTTCACGTCCTTTTTACAGATTCGATACTACTGTTGCCAGCTCCTGCCTTGTCACAAAGTCCTGGGGCCGCTCAATGCTTCCGTTGACTTCGTCCATGCGACCAGCGTCAATGGCTTTGTTGATATAGGGGACAGCCCACTGGCTGGCTGGCTGTGTGCCCAGCTCCCGCCGATAGCGGTCCATGTACTCCTTCCACTGCTCGTATGTCACAGTTTCATCCTCTCCTTCCATCCACCGGGCTACATCCGCCCGGAAATCATCCATGGTCTTGCCGAATTTAGGGAACCAGTGAAGGACATCACCGTGGTTACTGGCGATCCCTCTGCGGTAGCCCTCCTGATGGCAGATTACCACTCCGTCAGCCAACGGGTCCAGGTTATACTCTTTGCAGAGAGAGGCGGTCAGCTCCACGGCCTCCTGGTACACCGCCTTAAAATAGCTGGCATCCTCCAGGCCGTCCTCGCAGATCTCAAAGGAAATGTGGGTATCATTTGCACTGCCGTTCTTCCCTCGGCCACAGTGCCAGCCACGGCGATTCCATGGAAGGGTCTGCACTGTCCCCACCAATCCGTCGGCAAATCTGCCTACAAAGGCGTGGGCGCACTTTTCCAGTCCGGGCCTGTCCCAATCATTCCCGTACTGATTCCGGCCAATTACATCATCTCCGGGTACATAGCGGGCCACAGAGGGGTTATTAGCCCCAGTCGAGTGTACCATTACCCCCTGTGGCCGGATGGTCCTCCCGGCCCTGTAACAGTCGTTTCTGGTCAAATACTGTTTTCGTAATCTCATGGTCTTCCTCCATTGACATATCAGGGCGTGTGCTGTAATATGCGGATAAGGGAGTGATAAAAATGCATGATTACAAATTGCTTTGCCACTTTTTGAGGCAGGCAGAAACTGCTTTCAGCCTATCAGTGGACACAAACCAGGAATTTTCTGCACTAGCAGACAAGTTCGAGTCCGGCAACGCCACAAACGAAGACCGGGAAATGGCCCTCAGAATCCTGACAAATGCCAGGGAGAACTTTTCCTCCATGCCGGACAGTGAGGAGAAAATGACTGGGATGTTAGAGACCGCCCTGATTATTCAACAGCTAAATATGGAGCTAAAGGCACCCTGATTGGGTGCTTTTTTATTATTCTCTTTCCGCTTCCTCTTTGGCGGCCTCATCCTCCGCCACGCCAGTAGCCACGGCGGCGGCAAATGCCTCCTTGTCAGGGTAGGCGGCGGCCAGTTCCTGACCGTGACGGCCAGTAAACTCACGCATCTCCCTGGCCTCCTCGTGGGTAATCTCAGGGTGCTTCTTCAGGAGCATGGGCATGCCTACGGTAGCCAAATCGGGGGCGTCGTTCTTCTCAGTGATTTCGTACA